CACTGATGTCGGATACATCCGAGACTTGAAACTGATCTGCACCTCGCCAAGCGCCATCTCGTCAGGAATGACCTGACGCACCGACATGATGTTCTCTCCCACACCAATCTCGTAGGGTCCAGACTCAGCATAGACAGAGCCACCGTCATAGCCAAATCCCACCTCATGCTCGTAGATGTAGCCTGATGCGTCCACCATGATGGGATTGAGATACACGCCACGGTCTACGCCAGCGGTGCGTCCCAAAGTGCCAATATTCCAATGGCCTTCGCGGTAGTTGTAGATGACATAAGAGTCAACTTCATTGCTTGAGCTTGATGGGTAGAACCACCACACCTCACCGTATTTGCTGTTGTGCACAGCGTATACCTTGGACGCTTGGTTGTAGTTCATGTTGCTGAACACATAGTCAGAGACATCGCAAGGCAATGGCTTGACATAACCATCAAATACCCAGAATCCTGATCTGCTCATCCACATGGCGGCAGAGTCGATGGCGGCCACAGACTGACTCGATATCACGCCACAGCCTGAACCGGCACGCTCAAAGCTGTATACATAGGGTAGGCCGACATAAGTTGCGGTGTGGACATCAACATCAGTAAACAGCAGATTGATGCCTCTGACGCGCTTTCCGCACTTCAGTGAGCCAACCGTGTTCAGTTCAAAGTCACCGGCCTGATTGGTGGCTGCCGCCGTCCATGTCGTGTTGTCCTCTTGGTCTGACCACTTCACCAAACGCGGATTGCTGGACGCACCCAAAGCAAACAGGAATCGCTCGGCAGTAGACAGCAAGGCAGCGCAACCAGTTGGCGCGTTGGTGATGGCCACCGCCAAGGTTGGCGTTGTGAATCCCAATTGCCACTCGTAGAGCTTGCCGTCAGTATCGGAACAAGCAACCAGATACTCGCCCCAAGTGTCAAGACTCCATGTGGTGGCAGGCGCTACTGCGCCAGCGTCAGGACGCGCCACGCCATAAGCAAATGAGCCGTAGGTGTTGTAGCCATAGCCTGTGCCGCTGACGGCATCAGCGCGGCCTGATGCAATACCTGTTGGTGTGATCTCTTTGATCACATTGTTCTCATCCATGGCGTAGAGCTTGGACTGCGTACCGGCAGCAATGTACCGCGCACCGGAGTTTGTCTTCCAAGTCAATATTCCACGGCATAAGCCTGTCAGTGCGGTGTTTGACTTCTTGCGCCAGCCGCCAATGGGACGCAATGTGTTTTCGTACCAGCGTACAAGGTTTGCGTCATACCAGCGTCCGGCAGACTGATACTCAGTACCGTTGCGATACACGCCAGCAGGGATTTTGAGAGGAATGAGTGCCATGGCTGAATTATGCGGTTTCTGTTGACAAATTGGACACAAATGTGACAGTGGCAATGGCTGACGGTACGGCTGGTCTGGTTGGGGTACTGCTGGCGGCAAAGTGCTCAAGACTGACACCAACATCTGTTGGCCGCCACATGATTTCTACATAGTCATTTGCCACCAAACTCACAAAGAAATTCATTGCGGCAATCAAGTGAGATGGGTCGCCAGAAGATTTTCTTGCCACAGCATGAAACCTGCTGTTTGAATTGTCGATGTTTGTGCCGTTCTTGCGAAACCACACATCCACATCTTGACCATCATTGGTGGTGTTCTTGAATTGGATGCTGAATTGCAAGTTGTAGATGCCAGACTGCGCCACATTGAGCCTTGATGAATTGGACAAGGTAACGCCATTACTGAAGTCTGTGGTGTCAAAGGTGACGGCGTAGGCTGTGGTGGTGTTGGCCGCAGTCTGGTCTGTGGAGTCCTGAAAGCCACCATAGGGCGAGTTGATCCACTTGCCACCACGCCTGCCGAACAACGCTGAGAACAACGCTGTGAGCTTGCTGAAGTAGGTATTCAGGCCGCCAAAGGATTGCGTGAAGAAACCCTGATCGTAGGCAACATCAGCCGCGCCAAGGTTTGGCGGTGTTGGTGGCGTTATCTGCTGATCAAGGTTGAGTGCCATCGTTTATGCCACCAAGCCATTCAAGTAGGTGGTCTTACCGGCAACCTTGGTGGCGGTGAGTGACTGACCTTTAAGATTTGATGGGGAGTATGAGCAATGCACCCACCCCGCATTTGGATCACCGCCTGGCGTGTAAAACTCCAAGATCAATTGGGTGTACTTGAGATTGGCTTCAATCCAGCCTGCCAACTCAGGATTTGGTACGCCATCAATCTCAAAATCGCAGGCTTGGCCACGGCAATGGTCTGAGTTTGCAGAACCTCCGGCTGCCTGATTCAAAGCACTACACCTGAACCCAGATGAAATCTTCACAGGCTTGCCAAAGTGATCCCGCACTGGCTGCAAGATGTTTTCGCAGAGCAAACGCAATGACTCGATCTGCTCTTCATTTGGCGTATTGTCAATGTCTAAGCGTGCCGCTGTCTCAGACTTGGTGAGTTCTTTCAGAGTGAAATTTGCTGATAAGTTCATTTGGTGTTCCTCAAGGTTTCGTAGGCTTCAAGACAGGTATTCAGTTTCCTGATGGCGGCATCTCCATCGGCGGCGATCTGGAGAAGATCGGCAGCGACATCAACCGATCCACTAGATTCGGCTCTTGCTTCTCCGCTGTCACTTCCGCTGGCAACGGTGGCGGTTTCGGGCACTGGAACGCTTGGGCAGGTGGGCGCTTTGACAGGAAGCCGCAGCTTGAGAGCACCAGAGTTGAGATCAGCACGCAACTGATTTTCTTTAACCTTTGCAACATTGTTCGCCTTTCGTAATGTCTCGCCATATGTCTGCGCTACCTTTGCCATCGCCTGCTCAGTCTCACGCGCCTTGGCGTTGAGCGCAGCAATCTCAAGCTGTTGGCGCTGGTACTCTGAATCCTTGCCCTTGTAGTATCCACCACCAAAGGCTGAAAGCACCGCCATGACGATGCCCAATAACACCCAAGGATTTAATAGACTCATGGTGCTGGCGGCTCGTTGTCGTTAGCCTCTGCCTTGGCAACTGCATTGGCCACGGCTTTGACACCAGATCGTCCTGCAACACCACCAAGCACGCCAGTGATGAATACCATGATGGTGGAAATTTGGCTTGTGTAGACCTTGTCAATTGCCGCCATCTGACCATTCATTGGTTGCGTCACATAGGTCACAGAATACAAGAACATGGCCATTGCACCAAGCAGAATGGTCACCAAGATAACGATCACAAAAGCCCAAACACGAATCTCGATTTCTTCGGCAGTCATACGGCTTGATTTATTCATCACGACAGTTGGCATTACTTCTTCTCCTGTTCGGTTTTAACAAGTTGCTCTGGACAAGTCGCTGTGGCGGTGCAGATGGGTGGCTTGCACTCATCAAGTTCCCAATTCTCAGGGTCTTGACATGGGTATCTGAATCTGTCTTCGCACCCTGTCAAACACAGGATTGTCATCAAAAGAATTAGGCTTTTTGTCACGCTTGTCCCTTTCAATCTCTCGGCGCAATTTTTCCACTTTTTCGGTCTGCTGTTTCACTTCTGCTTTTTGAGTCAGAACCTCTACATACAAAAATGCGAGCAACGGCAACATCAGCGCCACCAATACTACGGCAGATATCCACCCCAAGACACTCATTGCAGTATCCTCGCCTGACTCAGCCACACGAACCATGTCCAGAGGTACAGGATAAGAATAAATGTCAGGACGCTTAGTCCCGCTTTTAGCCTTTGGCTTGCTTCCCTTTGCTGCCGTTGCCATCTTTCCCTCTTCGCTTTCGCTTCTTGCGCCAGCCTTGCCGCCTCCTGTTCAGCGCCAACAATCTCATGCATATCCATGACCTTAGAGTACAGAGCACCTAGTTCCTGTGGGGCGTTCCAGGTCATCGCCATGCGTATATCTTCCACCAATTTGTTCATCTGATCCTGCGCCCTCACACGCTTGATGGCGGCCTCAAAGTGATTTTGTGTTGGATCGTAGACTGTTCTGGACTTTTCCTCTTCCTCCCGAATGTGATCTGCGAGCTGCTGCTGGATGTGGAAAAACTGAATTAATTGATCCACGACAGAATTCAAAATCTGCTCTTCATCAGCCGCAACGAATTTCTCTTTCTTCTTTGCGGCTGGCTTGGCTTGTTGTTGGTGTTGTGATGGTGTGGGTTTGCTGGAGAAAAATTGCAACAACTTCTTCCAGAACCCTTGCACCTCTTTGCCGATCTCCATCACCTGATCGGCTGTGGCTTTTATTTCTACAAACTGCGTTTTTGCGGAACGATACAAATCACACCCAGCCTGTATCTGCTTACAGATACCGGCGGCCATAAGGCATAGCGTGATCGGATCAATTTCACTACCCTATGAGTTTGCTGATCATCGTGCCGACAAAGCCAGGGCCGAGCAACACCGCGCCGATCACGATGTAGAGCAGGTACTCGATGCGCGTCATGCGCTTGTCGCCCTCGACAAATGCTTTCTCTATCGCGGCATAGCGTTCAGCGCAAACAGCTTCATGCACAGCGAATTCCTTTTCAACGCTGTCCATCACTGAGCCTCAGTAGGCGCTGGCTCAGTAGGTGCTGGCGTTGCTGCCGCTGCTGCTTCAGCATCCGCAAGTGCTTTAGCTTCTGCCTCTGCTTGCTGTGCCGCTACTGCCGCATCATGCACTGCTTGTTCTTCAGGTGTGTACTCAACGATTGAGGTCACGCCTGTTTCTACATTTACTACGATTCTGTGTGTCATTTTTTATCCTTCATACATAATGTTGATTGAACCAGCGTCAAAGGTGTCGGTGCCGTTGACTGTTGTGATACGAACACGGTCAAGAGTTCCTGAAAGTGTTTTACTTCCAGCAAGGAAAGAACCTGAGTCAGTTGTGTTGTAAGACGTTACTCCACTCCAAACCCACAATCCAGTCGCTGAGTTAAGTAAACAAAGTGTTGCTGAACCATAAACAGTTTGAGTTGCCGCTGGTCTATACGAAAAAAGCAAACCAGTAGTTGAAGCGTTTTGTGCGCCGCTTGTTTGTGCAATAGAAACATAGCTTGTTGTCTGAATACCGCCAGAAGTTCCTATTTGCACTTGAAGTAAAGATGATCCGTTTGAAGAAACAGCGTCAAACATCACCGTAATCCGCTTCACCCATGATGGGATGCCTGTGAAGTCAATGCTTACACCTGATGTAGATGCTTGAGCAGGGGCAGAGGTAATCCCCAGTACCGCACCATTGTTGATCGTGACGCTTGCTGAACCATCTATTGTTACGCTCATGCCCATGCTCCTACTGAAGTGTTAGAACCGGATGCGCCAACTGGTGCAATACGGATGTAGCTACCAATGGCTGTTGAGTAAGCCCCACCAGGCGCGGCTGATAGCGTGTACTGCGGAATGAATGTGCCGCCAGCGTTGACTGATACTGTGCCTTTTACCAAACAAATGCCGTAAAAAGTCGCAGTTGCATATGCTGGGGTTAGAGTGTTGTTTGAAAGTGTGTTGGAAAACATAAAAGCAACAGCAGATGCGCTAGTACCAGCAGTCGGTATTGAGCCAGCAATTACTTCAAATTGAGCGTAATAACCTATGTTGTTAGCAGTAGCAGTTCCACCAAATCCAAGTCCAATTGTGTGAGATGTCGTTCCTGCTGATTTGCTCAACACAAAAATTGCCTCAAACTCATACACTGTGCTTGCAGACAGCGTTACGCCAACACCAAATATGCTTTGTGCGCCAGTAGCGTTTGCACCAACCACCGCAGAATTCAGTCTGTAATACTGTTGAGTCGGCACAATGCCTCGCTGTGTGCCAATAGGTGTGCCGGTAAAGATCGGGCTGGAATACTCAATGTTGCCAGCGGCTGCTGTAGCAATCAGCGTGTCAGAAGTTAAAGCAAGTATTGACATGATTATCCTTCGAGCAAGAGGTTTACAGAGCCAGCGTCAAAGGTGTCACTCGCATCTGATGTAATTCTGAGTTGCGTCAACACACCAGATAAAGCAATAGCCCCAGCAACATTGATAGTATGAAAATTGCCACCGCCTTGATCTTGGTAAAAACTTCCTGTGGCTGTCCATGTATTTCCTGACAAATTAGTAATTGTTAAATTACCATATACGAGATATGCGTTGCTATTCGTCCAAGTGACTGGAAAATATGTTGTATATGCAGTTCCTCTGGTTGTATTGTTTGTATTTGTTATTACTCCAACCCCTGCTGCATATCCAGAAGAAACAAATCCACCTGAAGTTCCAAGTCTTACTATTACATTTGCTGTGGCGCTCAAACTCACGCCTTGAAACATCACAGTGATTCGCTTAATCCAACTTGGCAACGCAGTAAAGTCAATTGAAGTACCTGATGTAGACGCAACCGCCGTTTCCAATTTATTGACAGCATTTGTCGCAGTGGCGGCTTGAAGCGTCAGCGTATTTGTACCAGACACAGCAGGCGCTGATACTGTGATAGCCCCGCTGGTGTCTCCTGAAATAATTACTGATGACATATTTTTCCTTTAGGTCTACAAAACCACCCACCTTGCACCACTTGGAATGGTGACGGTGATGCCGCTGTTAATGGTGATGGGGCCAACACTGTGTGCATTGTTGGAAGAGCTGAGTGTGTAGTTTGTGGTCACAGTAAGCGTGTTCTCGTAGAACACCGTATCAGCACCGCCACCAGTTGCACCACCACCCACTGAAGACCACACAGTGCCGTTGTAGCCTTCAAATTTGTTCAGGCTGGTGTTGTATCGGAGTTGACCGGCTGCCGGTGAGCCTG